AAGAACAAACTTCTTATCAGGGCTTTCATTGCGTTGCACTATTAAATCGTAGGAATGCTTGCTCCTAGTTTTGATGTCGATACCTGGTAAGTCGTCAGAGCCTTTCTTGGCTCGTGTTTCTCGATACAGGAAATCTTTCATGTCTAAGTGCGAGGCCACAGCCATCTCACCCGCCGCGCCAAGTAAGTGAATATCAAGAGCTTTGCTTCCTTTCCATGCGCCACCATTACGTCCACGCAAGCCTTGGGCTTCATTCACGCCCTGTCGTCTCATGCCTTCCGCCATTGCAATGCTTTTTTCTTCCTCAGACAAGACAAACGAAATAGGCGTGGGCATAAGGAAAAGAAGTTCAAGCCCATCTTAGCCATTGCTAGCATAGATGCAACGCACACTAAGCTGAAAAATGTCGGAAGAACTGGTGGATCTAGGGCACAATGGCAACGAAAGCTTGCGAGCTGACGGATTGGTGAATGCCTTGACTGGAATGGGCACTCGTCGCGACAAGAGTCAATACACTAATTCCACCCCCATCGTCTTCCTCACTCAGGAAGAACTTGAAAACCTCTATAGCGAGTGGATTCCTAAGCGCATCGTAGATATTGTTGCGGAACAGTCCACGAGAAAAGGCTTCAAAGTCCTGTTTGGTGGTGAAGGCGCAGCGGCAGAAGAAGTGAGTGGCATCGAGCAAGTGATTGAGGATTTGTACATCCTTGAAAATCTTGGTTTGGCTTCTAAGAATGCGCGATTGTTTGGTGGGGCGGTAATTCTGCTTTACATCGACGATGGTCGTTCCGCTGATCAACCAGTGGACTACAGAAACATCCGCTCCGTTGAAGGCATGGAAGTACTGGACCGTTGGCAGATTGCCCCAGTAATTAGCGAAGATTCACTTTACGATTATTCCAAAGCAACGCATTATCAAATCATCTCTGGCGACCTCATTCGTCAACCACAACTGACGTACATCCACAAAGATAGAATCCTGCGTTTCGATGGCGAGTGGTTGCCTTATCGCATTAGGCAGAGGAACTATGGATGGGGAATGAGTACTTTGCAAAGTGCTTATGATAGTTTTCGTTTTTATTCAACTGGCATTAGTTCTGCGGCGACGTTGCTGACGGAGTTTGACATCTTTGTGCATAAACTTCGTGGTCTTTCTTCCATGCTTGCTGCTGGCAAAGAGAAGGACGTGCGTGATCGTTTGGTGCTAAATGATATGAGCAAAAGCATTTACCGTGGCTATGCAATTGACGCTGAGAAGGAGGAGCTTGAGTTTATTAGTCGCAACTTTGGCGGCGTAGGCGAAATCCTAGAAAAGCTTCGCATTGATATTATTGGTGCCTCACAAATCCCTCATACCATTCTGTTTGGCGAAAGCCCTGGAGGGCTTGGTTCCACTGGTCGTAGTGAAGAGCGTGACTTTGCAAAGCACCTTGGTGACTACCAGGCTTCTCATTACAAGCGTCCACTGCAGCAGCTCATGAAGATGATCATGCTCAGCAAAGACGGCCCTACCGAAGGAAGGCTTCCTGAATCATGGCGTATTAAATTCAACGACTTGTTTGAACTAAACGAAAGGGAAAAAGCAGACGTTCGCGCCCGCGTGGCAGCCGTAGATGGTCGTTACATTCAACTTGGCGTTCTACACCCGCAGGAAGTGGCAGATGCGCGTTACGGCGGCTCTGAATGGTCAATGGAACTCACTCTTGACCCATCGCTCCCCCGTGAGCTACCGCAGGCTCCTGGCCAGAAAGAAGTGCCTCCTGGAGGTCGTGATCCCTTGAACGAAGAGAATGGCACTCTTCCCATGGATGGCACCAGAGAAGTGGAAGATAGCGCTGGCTTGTATCTTTCAGGCGACTTAGAGCATGAACGCGGAGATGTTACCTTCACTGATAAAGCTCTTCATGGTCGTGCTGTAGCTGCAGCAAAAGCAAAGTTCAAAGTGTGGCCGTCTGCTTATGCCAGTGGTTATGTAGTCCAACAGTACAAGCGCATGTATAAAGAGAAGCATGGCTCCACGAGTGGTGCATTTAGAGGGGGCGATGGCGAAATCCATGCTGATGATCTTGGTCAATGGTTCAAGGAAGGCTGGGTAAGAATTGGCGCCAATGGTGAAATCATGGGACCATGCGGCGGACGTGGTGAAAAGGAAGGGAAGCCCAAGTGTCTTCCACAGGCGAAAGCTCAAGCCATGTCTAAGGAAGAGCGTCAAACGATTGTAGCCCGCAAGCGCAAAGCTGATCCTGATCCCGATCGTCGGGGGCCAGCAAAGCTTGTTAGCAGCAAAGTGGACGCTATTGAGCCCATGAAAGTGGAAGGGCTAATGCTTGCTGACATTGACGAGGCTGCGTTTATTTCGGACGAAGATATTGAAGATGCTATGAAGCAATGGAAGGAAGAAGCTCCTGCACAGTTCAAAGAGCTGCTAGAGGCTGACAATGCTGAATGACTTATCCTCGTTCAGCAGCGTCGTTATGTCCACCAGGATGGACGCTGAATGGTCTTATGACCGACGCAGTGGACGTTATCGTGACGAAAAGGGCCGTTTCCTAAGCAAAGCATCAGTGGGTAAGCTTGTTGATGGTCGCATTGACAAGCTGGAAACGCAGCTAAAACGTTTCACGCGGATGTTAGGAGATGGTTCTATCACGCTTGATCAATGGCAAGGAAGCATTCGTGAAGCAATTAAAGCAGCGCACATTCAAGCAGCGACCATTGGCTACGGCGGAAGGGCCGAGATGGGAAGCGCGGAATATGGTCGTATCGGCCAAAGGCTTCGTGCGGAATACACTTATCTACAAGGTTTTGTCCGCGACCTTCTGGAGGGGCGTGTCTCTGCTCCTATGGCTGTTACTCGTATTGGTTTGTACGCTCAATCGGTGCGTGGCTCTTATTGGCAAGGCACGGAAATGCGCGAACATCAACGTGGGTTTTCGTTGATGCGTCGCATCTTGGATGCTCAAGCAGTGCATTGCCAAGATTGTCTCGGCTATGCAGCGCGTGGCATTGTGCCTATTGGCAGCGTTCCTATGCCTGGTGTGCGCTGCGCATGTGGCGCACGATGCAAATGCACCGTCAAATATTTCAGGCAACAAGCGCCAGTGGTTCCCGTGTAGTTTTGCCACTATTATCAAACAAGATTTGGTTTTCTTGTGGCACGAATTCTTTACGCAGGCGACGCTTTTGTTCAGACGGGCTTTGGGCGAGTGGCCGAATACCTCCTTCCGGCACTAGCAAAAGAGCATGAAGTGCATGTGCTTGCTACTAATTACCATGGCGACCACGACGAAGAAGCTATTAAATACAAGACCTATCCAGCCATGGTGCATGGCTCCGACCCGTTCGGTTCCCATCGTATTGCTGAACTGGTTCAAACTATTCAGCCGGATCTCGTATGGGTGACGAACGACCTGTGGGTGGCTATTAATTTGTGGGACGCAATAAAACCTCTTAGGGAAAAAATTCCCTTTAAGTTTTTTGTATATGCGCCCATCGACAGCTACGGTATTTTCCCTGAACTAAACGGTCCCGTTAGTGAGTGGGACGGACTCGCTACTTACACGGAATTTGGCAGGGAAGAACTGGTCAAGATGGGCTATGAAAAGCCTATCTCCATCATTCCACACGGCACGGACTTCACTAAATTCTTTCCCATTGATCCTCTTGAATGCCGCAAGGAGCTAGGCGTGCCAGAGGATACGTTTATTGTCTTCAATGGCAATAGGAATCAACCACGCAAGCGCATTGACTTGACCATCAAGGGCTTCGTTGAATTTGCGAAGGACAAGCCTGATGCTCGCCTGTGGCTAAACATGGGGGCTAAGGATATGGGCTGGGAGTTGATTCCATTGTTTAAGCGCGTGGCGCGTGATGCAGGGTATGACGCTGCTGGCAAGCTTATTCTCACTAGCCCACATTTCTCCACTCACAACTGCCTTCCCATTGAACAATTGAATAAAGTTTACAACTGTGTAGACATTGGCCTAAACACTTGTATTGGCGAGGGATGGGGCCTGGTAAACACTGAGCACGCTGCTACAGGAGTGGCGCAAGTGGTTCCTGACCATACAAGCCTCAAGGAAATCTTTAATGATATTCCACGCATTGCTTGTAACGGTTCAGAAACTGATAGGAACTATGGGCTAGAGCGTTTGCTGCCTGACCCCAGCAGCGTTACTGACATCCTTAATTACTACTACGAGGATCGTAATGCTTTGAAAGCCGCTGGTAATTGGTGCTACGAACGTATCCATGAAAAGCAATTCACTTGGCCTGTCATCACTAAAAAGATGCTGCGCATCGTAAATGAAGTGCTTAATCAGAGTCAAGACCAAGAGTCTTTTAAGGGCTTTGGCACCCCCGCAAAAATCGTTTAATCATCATGCAAGTATCACAAATTTTTCTTTCTGATAATGGCGCCGAACTGTCACCATTCTTGGGACACGCAACTGGCACTGTGCGTCAAGCCTTCCCAGGCGCAGACCATCAAATTTACACCAAGGAAACCCTTCGCGCTTTTATTGAAGCCAACTATTCGGCAGAAGTACTATGGGCCTACGATTGCTTGAAG